AGCTGTTCTGGATACGCATCCAGCGCGGCGCGACAACCGGGAACTCGTGATACCCCGACTCGCGAACCAGGTGCTTGGTCTTGGCCTCCACCACCACCGACGCGAACGGCAGGTTCTTGGCCATGCGCGCGCCGACGGCGTAGGTCTGCCGGGGTTCGATGGCGTGGATGAAGGCCACGCGGTCGTCCGGCTTGTCCTTCGCCAGCTTGCGGGTCTGCTCGCTCAGGTTGTCCTCGCCGAACGTGGACACCGCGGCCGAGGCCGACATGGTGTGCTCGCGATAGCAGGTATCGATCAGGCCGTCGCGTCGGGTGCTGGTCAGGTAGCAGCCCGAGATCGCCCACTGTTCGAACGTGAAGCCGCCTCGCTCGCGGTCCTCGTCGATGTAGAGGACGAACCAGCCGGCCGCTACCGCGTCGATGCAGCCCTCGTAGGCTTCAGCGTCGAAGTTGGATTGGTGGATGTTCATCCACAGGGTTTCAGCCGCTTCGTCGAAGAACCGCCGCTCCTCCGGGGTCTCGTCCTCGATGTCCAGCTCGAACCAACGGGAGTTGGCCGGGGTGAGGCCGGACATGATCGCCGAGGCCAGCGTGCGCGAGCCGTCCGTGCCGGTGCCGTCGAAGATGCGCGCCTTCCGGGCCTGGGCCTGCTGCGCATCGACCACGTTGCTGTTGAAGCCGTCGGCACGCAGCGGGAAGGTGTAGTCGTAGCACTCGCGCCACACGTCCTCGTGCTGCTGCCGCTGGCCCTTCAGCTCCGTCATGCGCTTGCATACGCTGGCGCCGGTAGCCATCAGGCACCCCCAAGGGTCGAGCGGCCCTGCGCTTGAGCCAGCAGGCTCGGCGTGCCGCCGCCGCCCATCAGGCCATCAGCGCCCAGGGTGAGCAGGCTGCTCTCGCGACGACGACGCCGGCGGGATGCCAGCGCCATGTTCGCCTCCGATGCGGCATTGGCCTCGGCCACCCGCTGCTCCGCCACCAGGTCACGCTCTACCACCTTGGGGGCCTTCTTCGATCCGCACATGCTCAGCTCCTTCCGCCGCTGGCCAGCAGCGACTGCCTTCTCGGCCTCGACCTTGGCCGTCTCCTTCCGGATGCCGCCGGTTGGGTCGCCGACGGCGGTCTTGGTGATGCCCAGCGGGTCGACGTACTTGCGGTTCTTGTTGAACAGCGAGCCGGACGGGCTGAGTATCTGGCGCTTGCTGCACATGGCTCAGGCCTTCTTCGGCGCTTCGGGAACGACCCAGCCCTGCTCGGTCAGCACGGCGCGGCGCGGCCCGATGGCTGCGGGATCGCCTGTACCGCCTGC